AGGGCTCCCCCTAAAAAGGGAGCCCTTTTCGTTTACATAAATAATATCATGGCAACACCTTCTCATAATCCTTTATTAGTAAATTATTTTCAATTTATATTGGATCGAGTTCCTAATATGGTTTATTTTTGTCAAAATGTAAATTTGCCAGGAATTGGATTTGGTACTGCAGATCAACCCACAATACTAGGGCATCCAGTTAAAATACCAACTGGGGCGTTTCGGTTTGAAGAATTAGAACTTTCATTTCGTGTAGATGAAAATTTAACTAATTGGTTGGAATTGCATACATGGATTCGAACAACCGGAAATTATACAGATGATAAAACCACTTTACCATATAATCAAAAAACATCAGATGCCACTCTTTTAATAACAAATAGTTCTTATAAACCAAAATTAAAAGTTCATTTTAAACACGTATTTCCTCAGTATGTAAGTGGAATAAATTTTGCAGTAAATGCTCCATCTTCTACAGAAGCTATTGCTACAGTTAAGTTTGCACATACGGGATATACTATAGAACGACTCGAATCTCCTTAATTATAGTGTATAATAATATTATGAATTTAGATGAATTAAAAGTAATGATTAAAAAGGATCTGGATATTGATCAAACTGCTCTGGATGTAGAGTCTTCCAGAACACCTCAACTTCACAACAAATATTTGGTTATGTTTATGGACGAAAAGCTAAAACTAAAACGAATGAACAGTGAGTTGTCTGTTCTTCGCAAAAACAAATGGCTTTACTATACTGGCCGAATGAGCCAAGAAGAATTAGCTCAGTTTGGTTGGGAACCGTTTCAATTAAACATTTTAAAGACGGAAGCAGACGACATGATTGAATCGGATGCAGACTACATTAAGGCTTCTGAAAAGGTTAACTTTCAAGAAGAAAAGGTTAATTATCTGGAAAGTGTAATTAAAATTGTACAAAATCGACAATGGCAAATTAGAGCCATGATTGACTGGTTGAAGTTTACCCAAGGAGTTTAATTGGCAGATATACGTATCACACAACCTGATGCTGTCGATTTAAAGGTCGAGTGTGATCGTTCTTTGGCCAGAGAACTAAACGGTTATTTTACGTTTACTGTTCCTAATTTTCAATACACCCCAGCTTTCAAAAAGCGTCTTTGGGATGGAAAAATTCGTCTTTTTAATTTGTACACCCAGACCATTTACGCAGGTTTGATAGACCTTGTAATTAAGTTTGCCAAAGATCGTGGGTACACTTGGGAGCATGTTCCAGTTCCATACGATACCCCAAAGCCAGAAGAAGTCAAGCAATTCATTCAAAGTTTGCCACTCAGCGCAGGCGGTAAACCTATCCAACCATACGATTACCAGGTAGAGGCCGTCCAACACGCTCTGAATCGATCCAGAGCCCTCCTGGTGTCTCCTACAGGCTCTGGTAAGTCTATGATGATCTACCTGCTGTGCCGTTGGATGTTGGATAAGAACCCGATAGGAAAGTTGCTAATAATTGTTCCAACCACCAGTCTGGTTGCTCAGATGTTGGCAGATTTCCGGGATTATTCTAAACAAGACTCGTGGAAAGCGGATCGAAATATCCATACAGTAATGTCTGGAAAAGATAAAACTTCCACCAAACGGATAATTATTTCTACTTGGCAAAGTATTTACAATCAGCCATTTACTTACTTTGACGATTTTATGGGAGTGTTTGGAGACGAGTGCCATTTATTCAAAGCCAAATCTCTTGCGTCTATTATGAGTAAGGCTAAAAAAACCAAATACCGTATAGGCACAACCGGTACTTTGGACGGTACACAAACCCATAAATTGGTTATTGAGGGATTGTTTGGACCAACATATCACACAACCACAACCAAAAAATTAATCGATCAAGACCTGCTTTCTCAAATTAATATTGATTGCTTACAACTTCAATACTCTCCAGAAGACATTCAAACAACCAAAAAGATGACGTACGTGGACGAGATACGTTGGGTTGTAAGTAATTCTAGACGCAATCAATTTATTAAAAACCTGTGTAGTAAGCTGACAGGCAATACTTTAGTTCTTTTTAACTTTGTGGAACTACAAGGAAAGCCATTACACGAAATACTACAGAAAGATTCCACAAAACCGGTTTATTTTATTCACGGTCAAACTGAAGTAGACGAACGCGAACAAATTCGTAAAGCGGTGGATAAAGGATCGGATTCAATACTGTTAGCTTCTTACGGAACTTGCAGTACTGGTATTAATATTAAAAACATTCACAACGTAGTTTTTGCTTCTCCATCTAAATCCATAATTCGTGTTTTACAATCAATTGGTCGTGGATTGCGAAGAAGTGATACCAAACAACAAATGAAATTATTTGATATCGCAGACGATCTGCGTTACAAGAGCTACACTAATCACGGAATGAACCATCTTGGTGCCAGACTAAAAATATATACTAATGAGAGATTTCCGTACAAGTTGATTTCTATTCAGTTACCAAAGGAGTCCAATGAGAAGAACATACAAGATACTCAAAATGAAATCGGGTGAAGACATTATTGCAGACGTTCGTAAAACTAAAGACGGTAAACTTCGTCTTCACCGACCCATGGTTTTCAAAACTATGGTTTCTCCAGACTTGTTTGGAGGCATGCGAGAAATCTTTATGCTTAAGAATTGGTTGATTCTTTCTTCAGAAGTTAAAACTAACATTTCTTTAGACTCGGTTAATACCATACTAGAACCAACTCCAGAAGTTACCAGTTTATACGAAGCAGAAAAGTTTAAAGAAGATAAGTACAGCAAAAAACCAAAAGCTGTAAATTTAAACAAACTACCACAACTTCCACCCCCAGTAAAAGACGAGTTAGATGACGAAATTGCACTAGACAATATGCGTCGTAAACTGGAACAAATGATGGAAGATCTAACCAATATCCCAGAAGAAGAATCCAACTTAAAAGATCTTGCAAAACCCAAATTTGATGATAAGATGGTGTTTATGAACATGATCTTTTCACCAGAAGTTATCGTTGAACTTCTTCGCTCAGGTATACTTGATCGAAAAGAACTTGGTGATATGATTGATGAAATTACCAGCACCAATGGTGAGGGTATGAATCCTACCAAGTATACCGGGAATAAAAAAGATAAGAAGGATCTGGGAAACGAGTGGACAGATTGGAATGCTGATCCCCACTCGGAAGACTATAAGTAAAATAGTTCTTTATTAACTCAGACAAAATATTATATCAGGAAATTTATAGCATGTCAAGTGGAAAACCTAAAAAAGATAAATTTAAAATAAAAACAGATAAAACGGCTAAAACAATAGAAAAGAAATTAGAAAAACAATTAAATAATGATCATTATGTTGATAATAAAGAATTCTTAGCAGAAATGATCAAATGGAAAAAAGAGATACGAGAAGCAGAAGATACTGATGATGAGCGTCCACCAATTTCAAATTACATTGGTGAGTGCTTCTTAAAGATAGCCGAACGATTATGTTCAAAATCTAATTTTGCCAATTATCCGTATAAAGACGAGATGATTGGAGACGGAATTGAAAATTGTTTAATGTATGCTCACAATTTCAATCCACGCAAATCAAAAAATCCATTTTCTTATTTTACTCAAATAATATATTACGCTTTCTTGCGTCGTATAGAAAAAGAGAAGAAACAAGGATATGTGAAATTCAAGTTGACAGAAGAGCTAAACGATGGTACACTTCATAAGTGGTTTAAAGAAAATTATTTTGAAAAAACCAACGAACGTGAAGCATTAAGCGAACATTTTAATATTTCTGAACGAGATATCGAAAAGTACGAACCAAAGAAGCGCAAGAAGCGTAGTAAAAATAAATCATGAAAATTGCAGTTATTGGTGATACACACTTTGGGGCCAGAGGAGACTCTCCCCTTTTCTTAAATCACTTTTTAAAGTTCTTTGAGGAACAGTTCTTTTCTTACCTGAAAGAACATGGTATCACTAAAGTACTTCATCTTGGTGATTTATTTGATCGTAGAAAGTTTATTAACTTTAACACACTACATCACACCAAGAAGCGATTTGTTAATTGGTTTGAAACTAATGGTGTGGAACTACACTGTATTCTTGGTAATCACGATGTATTCTATAAGAATACTAATCGTTTAAATTCTCCTAAAGAAGTGCTGGGAGAATGCCACTCTTCATTTCATCTATACGAAGAACCAACAGAAGTGTGTTTCAACGGTGCAACCATACTAATGGTTCCTTGGTTGAATGAAGAAAACAAAGAACAGTTTTTAAAAACAATCAAGGACAGTAAAGCAACTATTCTGGCGGGCCATTTAGAATTAAGTGGTTATGAAGTTATGCCCGGAATAAAGTTTAATGAAGGCATGAGTGACAAGTTCTTAGAAAAATTTGATATGGTGCTGTCCGGTCATTTTCACAGCAAGAGTTCTAAAGGTAATGTTCATTATCTTGGTACTCAATACCAGATGACTAGTATTGATACCAATGAAGTAAAGGGATTTCACGTCCTAGACACAGAAACCCGAGAACTGCAATTTATTCAAAACCCAATGAAGATGTTTCATAATGTGGAGTGGAGAAACGGTACACTGATTGAAGGATTTGATCCTGCACGATACAAAGGAACCTACGTTAAGGTTTTAGTTTACGAAAAGAAAAGCGAAACCAAGTTTGATCAATTCTTAGACAGCCTTTACGCAGCAGAACCTGCCAGTGTTAGTATCATTGAAGATCTGAGTGATCGTGTCCGCGAAGAAGGTGAAGTAGATATTTCTGAAGACACATTAAGCCTAATCAATAAAGAAATTGACAGTATGGAATCAGAAAACAAAGAAGAACTAAAAAATATTGTTCGTGAGCTTTATATGGAGAGTCTAGATTGATTAATTTTAAGACTGTTCGTTTTAAAAATTTTGGTTCTTTCGGTAACATATTTACTGAAATAGAATTGGGCAAGAACGCAACCACTTTGGTGTGTGGTTCAAACGGCAACGGCAAATCGTTTGCGTTTCTTGACTCTATTTCTTTTGCGCTATTTGGAAAGCCGTTCCGAAACATGAACATTCCACAACTAGTCAATAGCATCAATAAAAAGAATTGTGTTGTTGAACTGGAATTCACTGTTGGAAAAACAGAATATAAGATTGTCCGTGGTCTTGCCCCAAAGATGTTCAAGATATTCAAAGACGGTCAGCTTTTAAACGAAGACGCCAAGAGTAAAGATTACCAAAATATCTTGGAAGAACAGATTGTGAGTATGAACCACAAAACTTTCTCTCAGGTTGTGGTTCTTGGTTCGTCTTCATTCATTCCGTTCATGCAATTAACTCCTGCTGATCGCCGTCAAGTCATTGAGAACATTTTAGATATTGGTATCTTTTCTGAAATGAATGGTGTACTAAAGACCAAGATTGGTACTGCCAAAGGAGTCATGCAGGCTATTGAGTCTGAACTAGTGCTTGTAAATGAAAAGGTGTCTGCCACCAAAGAAATCTTAGAATCTTACCAAAAGAATACCTCAGATCGTGTTGCAGATCGCAAGCGGACTTTGGAAGAAAATACAGAAACCATAAAGAGTATTTCAAAAGAAATTAAACAACTTCAAAGCGCAATGAAGATCCTGGAAACTGAATTAGAACCAGGAGATCAAATAAATGCTGAACTCAAGAAACAGCAGATTGTGTTGTTTAAATTGGAAAGTACTCTTGAAGGCGTACAAGAAGACATCAAGTTCTTTGAAAAGAGTCAAAGTTGCCCAACCTGTAAGCAGACCATTAGCAAAGAACATAAAGAACACGTTATTGCTGAGAAGACGGAAAAGGTTGAAGAACACAAGAATAGCCTGAACCGTATAAAAGAAGCAATCAACATGTCCAAAAACAATTTGAACAAAATGATAAGTGTTCAGAATAAATTAAATGATTTAATTATCAAGTCGTCTTCCAAAGAACAAACTGTAGAGTCTTTGATTAAATTAAATCAAAGGTTGGACGAAGAGATGTTGGCTGTTGTAGAAACTGCTGATACTCAATCCAAAATTCAAGAAAATCAAGATAAACTGTCCGAACTTTTAACCAAACAAAGCGAATTACTAAAAAAGAAACAGAAAGCTCTTGACACACTTCGTTCTTATGATAAACTGGTATTCCTGTTTAAGGACAATGGTATTAAAGCAAAGATTGTAAAATACTATATTCCGTTAATCAACAAGTACGTGAACAAGTATTTAAACAGTATGGACTTCTACGCAAACTTTCATTTGGATGAGGAGTTTAACGAAGTCATTAAGAGTCGCCATCGTGATGAGTTTTGTTACGAGTCGTTTAGCGAAGGCGAAAAAATGAGGATCGATCTGGCACTGCTTCTGACATGGCGAGAGATCGCAAAGTTGAAGAACAGTGTCAATACTAATCTGCTTATTCTGGATGAAGTATTTGATTCCAGTTTAGACAGTGGTGGAGTGGATGAGCTGATGAAGCTTCTATCTAGTTTTGGGTCCAAAGCAAACGTTTATGTGATCAGCCATAAAACGGACCAACTGCTAGATAGATTTAATAATGTGGTTCAATTCGATAAGAAAAAGAACTTTAGTCGTATTGTATGAAAAAGAAAAAGAAGAAAACTCGTCGTATTGGTCGTGGTGATTCTGTTGATTCTTTGATTATGGGTGATGAACCCATATGGAAGGACGCAGATAAACTGACTCCGGAAGAACACGATTCCCGAGTATTGAAGGCTCTTAACTGGTATAGTTATTCATGTGAGGATACGCTGTGCAAGCCTTGGACAATTGACTGGATGATGAAGAACGAATACTCCAAGAAAGATATCAAGTATGCTATGGCATGTAATATCAACGCTTTAGAGTTTATTCAGATTGGCAGTCGTTGTCGTATTATGACTCTGGGGGCCAAGTTGGATCCTCGTACCATTGAAATGGTGCGATCCAAGGTTAAAGATATTATCATGCTGGGCCAGACCAGACCAGAAGTAGATAATACCGATAAAGAAAAGGTCAATGTTCAAGAACGTATTCAAAACAAGACAAAGGAGTACATGTCTGTCTTGGAAAGCAGAATTGATGAGCTGTTTGAACTCGCTGAATCCGATGAACTTAAGAATGTGGATCATGCTGACTGGCTGGTTCTACAAGGCATCAAACACGTACATTTTAAAAAGCTGGCAAAGAATTTGGATCCGTATATCAAGGAACTAAAGCAGGCATATAAGGGAGATCCGGATTTAAAGGAAGCGTTTTCGTTCCTTGGTAAGAGAAAAATTAAAACAATTATCACTGCTTTGGAAAATTTTAAAGATATTCTAAATGACTGATAATGTTTTGACTTTTAAAAAAGGTGTGATATACTAATAACATGTTACTTATTGACAACAATCAAATTATCTTGGCCAATATTTTTCAGGCTTCCAAGGATGGCGAACCTCTTAACGAGGATTATATTCGTCACACCGTGTTAAATACATACCGCAAGTATCGAACAGATTTTCGTAAGTATGGAGAACTGGTTATTTGCAGTGACGGTACTGACTATTGGCGACGCAAGTACTTTCCGTACTATAAGCAAAATCGTCGTAAGCAACAGGAAGCCAAGAAGGACGAATGGAAGGCTGCTTTTGCCGTGCTGGACAAGATTCGTAACGAAGTAGCAGAAGTGTTTCCGTATCCCAGCATTCGTCTACAGGGAGCAGAAGCAGATGATATCATTTACGTACTAACCAAGACGTACTGCCAGTCTGAAAATATCCTTATCATTTCTAATGATAAAGACTTTCAGCAACTGCAAATTTTTCCAAACGTACAGCAGTACAGTCCAACCACCAAGGAATTTTTAAAGTGTGAAAATCCTCGTGGGGTTCTTTTTGAACATATTATTGGAGGTGATTCAAGTGATGGTGTGCCTAATATGCTTAGTGACGATGATACTTTTGTTACGGACGGTAAGCGACAGGTCCGAATGACTCAGAAGCGAATTGATCAATTAAAAAAGGATTCTGAGAACTCCTCATTTTTTGAGGATCCTAAATACATCAGGAACAGTACTCTTATTGACATGAATAACATTCCACAAGATCTTCAAGACAAGATTCTAGAAACGTATCAATCACAACAAGGAAAGGGCAGAGAAAAGCTGCTCCAATATTTTATGGACCATAAACTTAAGACTCTTATGCCACATCTAGAGGAATTTTGATGTATACTCCTGAACCTGAATCTGAATACGAGCGTTGGAAGCGTGAACAAAAGGAACGAAAGCAAAAGCGAAAGAAGCGTCCACGCAAGCCAGATCAACAACAATGGCTGAACGATTTAAAGCACGGTCACTCATCCGATGATGGTGACTTTGAAAATTTTGAACGATTTGAACGATAAAAGGAACTTTATATCATGACAAAAGCAACAACAACAATTTCTAAGGACACCCTGAACATTCTTAAGAATTTCAGTGGCATTAACTCTAATCTGTACGTAAAGGCTGGATCAAAGATCACAACCATGTCTCCCACCAAGAATATCATGGCGGAAGTTGAGATTGAGGAGGCTTTTGATACTGAGTTTGGTATCTGGGATCTCAACAAGCTATTGGGTGTGGTTTCACTGTTTCAAGATCCAGAGTTTATCTTTGATGATAAGTACATGACGATCACCGGAGCAAGTGGTTCTAAGGTTAAGTACTTCTATTCGGATCCCAAGCTGCTGTCTTATCCAACCAAGAGCATCAAGAAGATTGATGCAGTAGTTGAGTTTGACCTGACTAGTGATGATTTCCGCGAACTGTCTCGTGCAGGTGCAGTTCTACAAAATCCAGATCTGTGCTTCGTATCTGATGATGATGCCGTGCTTGCAGTGGTTAAGGATCTTAAGGATCCAACCTGCAACGTATTCTCTATCCGTGTTGGAGACAACAAGGATCAAGCAGACTTCTCATTCAACTTCAAGTTAGAAAATATGAAGATGTTTGACGGCGATTATCATGTAGCACTGTCCAAGAATGTTATTGGTCAGTTTACTCATGCCAGTCGTCCTCTAACTTACTGGGTTGCTATGGACGCAACCAGCACCTACAAGGAATAAAATGCTAACATCAAACAATGCGGTTGGTCTGCTGGTAGAAAAGTATCGTCCAGCAATCATCGATGATTGTGTTCTACCGAAGAGTCTAAAGGATACTTTTAACAGTATTGTTGAATCCGGAGAGTGTCCTAATCTACTCCTTGCAGGCAAGCCGGGTATGGGTAAGACCACGGTTGCTCGTGCTCTCTGTACCCAACTAGGTGCAGACTATATTCTGATCAACTGTTCAGAAGACGGTAACATTGATACTCTGCGAACCAAGATCCGACAGTTTGCCAGCACAGTTTCGTTATCAGAGGATGCCAAGCAAAAGATTGTAATCCTAGACGAGTTTGATTACTCTAATGCTCAAAGTATCCAGCCAGCCCTTCGTGGAGCAATTGAAGAGTTTGCCAAGACTTGTCGGTTTATCCTGACCTGCAACTATAAGAATCGAATTATTGAACCAATTCATTCTCGTTGTACGGTTATTGACTTTAACTTTCCAACCAAGGAACGCCCAGAACTAGCCAAGCAGTTCCTGGACCGTTGCCAAGGCATTCTGGAAGAAGAAGGCATCGAATACGAGAACAAGGTGCTGTCCAAGGTTGTGGTCAAATATTTTCCGGATTTTAGGCGAACCCTAAATGAACTTCAGCGATACTCTGCCGCAGGTACTATTGATATTGGAATTTTAAGTACTGCTGGTGAACTAAACGTCAAGGAACTTATGGGATTCTTAAAGGTTAAGAACTTTACAGAGATCCGTAAGTGGGTAGCCAACAATCTAGACAATAGCCCCCAAGACATCTTTAGAAAGGTCTACGTTGGCTTATACGAGTTTCTAGACCCTGCTAGCGTACCTCAAGCGGTGGTTATTATCGGTGAATACCAGTACAAGACAGCATTTGTGGCCGATCAAGAGATCAATTTGTGTGCATTTATGGTGGAACTAATGATGAATTGTGGATTTAAGGAATGAAGCCGTTTGACTTTTTAAATTCCATAAATCAAACCAAGGTTTCTTTGATGGACGAAGATCCCGGTTGTGAACGAGAATATATTCCATTTCTTGCCAACCGGGGTCTTTCTTACTTTTCAGACACTATTTTTTTGGCAAATGAAATGAATCGTCTGTCTGGCCTAGACAAGAAGATGCAGTTTGACTTTTTACGTATATCGGTTAGACCTCGTAAGAGATTCAGTAAATGGATCAAAGACGAGTCTAATGACCGTATAGACGCTTTAAAGACCTTATACGGCTACTCTCACACAAAGGCCAAGCAAGTAGTAGACCTGATCAAACAAGAAGATTGGGATGAAATTTTTTCTATTTTAGATCAAGGTGGCATAAATATTAAAAATCCTAAATAATTCCGTATTACTGAATTTTTTAATGAAAGCGGATTATAATGGAACCCGAAGATATTTTTGATGGCCTTGGAGTTGAAATCAAATTAAAATCTAAAGACGATTTTCTCAAGGTCAAGGAGACTCTTACCCGAATGGGCGTATCATCCAAAAAAGAAAAAAAATTGTATCAGAGCTGCCACATACTTCACAAACGTGGCAGATACGCCATAATGCATTTTAAAGAGATGCTTGATCTAGATGGACTAGAAACAGATATAGACGATACCGATCTTGGCCGACGTAATATGATTGTAAAACTTCTAGTAGAATGGGGACTAGTAGAAGCAGTGGATCCAGACGAGTACAAAGAACCAATTATTTCTTTGGCTCAACTAAAAATTATTCCTCATAAAGAAAAGAAAGAATGGCAATTGGTGCCTAAATACCATATAGGAAACTCTTAATTATGCAAACTGAAGTGATTTCTTTTTATAGTGATATAGACGGCAAAACTTATTATAGTGATCATGCAAAACGATTACATGAGCAATTAGCTGGATTAAATATTCCTCACGATATTAGACAAAAAGAATCTTTGGGTTCTTATCAAAAAAATTGTTTAAGTAAGCCGCAGTTTATATACCAAATGTTGGTACAAAAACAAAAACCTGTTATTTGGTTAGATATTGATTCTGATGTTCGCAAAGACCTTAACGTATTTGATCAATTTACGGAAAATACTGATGTAGCAGTTGCTTGTTCTACAAATAAATTAATGGCAGCAAAGGCGTCTCCCATTTATTTGGATTTTAATTCTAAAGTATTAGAATTTCTTCAACACTGGACTTTTATGGCAAGACAGATGGCAAATAATGGCCAGTGGTTTGATCATGAAGCTCTTATTGGTATATTGCATACATTTTACCAAAAAGAAGGATTTCGTATGAAATTCATAGGACCAGAATACTGTGTTTGGCCCGGAGAAGAACAAGACAATTCTATTATTGTAATGGGATTAGCCGACGTGGATTCCAAGAAAGAAGCATTAAAGAAATTAGGAATGAGTGAGGATTTAATAGCATGGCAGAGCCCCGGTACAAAATAAAAGGTATAGGACTTCCTTTTGATTCAGTACACTCCTCATGTTCAAATATAAAACCAAAGTTATTTGATTGGGATACTCAAATAGGAAATTGCCACGTTCATATAGATCGTGGATTAATGATTCATCCAGATCTTTCGTTTCAAAAAAATAAACGATTTGGATGGGTGTGTGAATCTAAGTTTATTGTTCCTGACGTTTACAATTTTTTAATTCATAATCATAAAGTATTATTTGAAAATTATTATAATAAAATATTTACATGCGATCAGTCATTATTACAATTAAATAATAATTTTTTATATTGTCCAAACGGTAGCAATTACCCTTGGATAAATAAAACTGATTGGAAAATATATCCTAAGAATAAAATTTGCTCTATGTTTTGTTCGCCAAAATTAATGACTGAAGGACATGTTTATCGCCATCAAATTGCAAGAATTGCTCTTGATTGCGAGTTTGATGTATTTGGTGGTGCTCATGGAACACAACGAACCGTAATCGATATTCAAAATCCGTGGAATACAAAACTAGATGGTGTTAAAGATTACATGTTTAGTATTGTGGTAGAAAATGGTGTGTACAATTCGTATACTACGGAAAAATTAACAGACTGCTTTGCTGCCGGAACTGTTCCTGTATATGTTGGAACAAAAGATATCCCAAGTTGTTTTGACCCAGAAGGAATTATTTGGTTGAATGTAGATGTAGAAAAAGAAACATTTGATAATTTAACGGAAGAGTTATACATATCTAAAACTAAATCAATACAGCATAATTTAAAAGCTTTGAATGATTTAGAATTGGCAGATGATTACTTATACAGAATGATCCAAAATGAAATTTTTAACACAATTAAATAGCGGTTGTATTGACATTTGTAAAAATATGATTAAATCTGGGGAATTGGTAGGATTAAATCCAGACGATTTTATTATTGCGTGTTTGGATAAAAATGCTTACGAGCAGTTTAAACAATATAAAGGTGCGTTCTTACATCAAGAAACCGAATTGACCAATTATCAAAATTGGTCGTTTGATCCATCTAGCAATTTTAGGCAAATTGTTAAAAATAAATGGAAACTCATCAAAGAAGTATACGAAAAAAATAAATCTCTTTGTTGGGTTGATACCGATATCGTATTCAGATCTAATCCATTACCAATAATAGACAATCATACCCATATACTTTTTCAGTGCGATACGCCTGGTTCTTTTATTTGTTCTGGTTTTATGGTATTCAATAACACAAAAGAATGTGAACAATTAATATTAGAATGTGGTGAAAATACAGAAGAAGACGACCAGATTCTTATCAATAATAAAGTAAGAAAATACGCAACCAGCTGCGGAATATTAGATCAAGACCGTTTTCCAAACGGTTTTGTTTACCACAAGCAAGGCAGAAAAGATAAAGCTGTAATAGTCCACAACAATCATATGGTGGGAATACAAGAAAAGACTAATAAGTTTAAGGAAAACGGATTATGGTTTATTTAAAAAATGAAAATTTAAGACCGAAAGCAATATATCCAACATATCCTCCTTACCACAAAGGAGATTATTTAGAAGAATATTTTTTTAATTGGTGGAGTGCAAATAAAGTAGAAACTAGAAGAAATTATATTGATGTGTTTTGGACAAACATATACTGTAATGCTGCACACACCAGATCCGGTCGTATCAACATTCAAGCAGAAATAGACGAATTGGATTGTGCTAAAAGTTATTTTACAGTATGCCAACACGATGATGGGCCATTAGAAATTTTACCAACAAACAGTTTAATATTTTCTGCTGGCGGTAATCGCACTAACGGAAACATTATACCTATTCCTTTAATATGTTCAAAGATTACTGAATCGCCTATAAATGAAAGCAAGACTATTTTTTGCTCTTTTGTTGGATCTACAACACATCCGATAAGAAACGTATTGTGTAATAGATGGAACCAAGACCAAGACTTTATATTTGCAACACAAGGTTGGGTAGAATCCATACCACATAAAAATTTTACAATATTTAAAACACTTACCAGTAAAAGTAAATTTACTCTATGCCCAAGAGGATACGGTAAATCCAGCTTTAGATTATACGAAGCAATGCAATTAGGATCTGTTCCTGTGTACATCTCAGATACCCACTATTTGCCTTGGTCAGAAGAGATAGATTGGAATGAATTCTGTATACTAATTAAGCCAGAACAAATAAACGATCTAAAGAGCATTCTTGAAAGTTATTCAGATGATAAGGTAGACAAGATGGTAAAAACTGCTCAAAAGCTGTATTCGGAATACTTTAGTATGGACGGAATGTGCTTGCAGATAGCAAAGAGATTATTATGAAAGCACAAATAAATTGCTTATATTGGGATAATACAAATCCCAAAATTGTTGAGTATCACCAAAAAGTAATGAATCATTTTGGTATTCCTGTAGTATACACTAACAAAAATATTCATCACGGTGCGTGGATTGATCAAGTTATGAGCACCACCGATGCAGATATTACAGCATTTATTGACAGTGATTGTATTCCTCTTACACCAGACGCCATTATGGAATCGATAAAACGATGTGCAGATGGGTATTTGGTTGGAAACGCACAAGTAACAAACTGCATAAAAGCAAAACACGATCTATTTTGCGCTCCTTCTTTTTTAGTAGTAAGTAAAGATTACTATAATCAAATAGGAGCTCCAAGCGCAATAAATAATAAAAGATCAGATGTTGCTCAAGAAATAACTAGAGCAGCAGTAGAAAAAGAAAAAAGAATAAAGATGCACTTTCCAACATCTTTTCAATCAGTTCCTGCTGGGGGAATATGGAGATTATCTGGGTACGGTTCTTATGGAATAGGAACAATCTTTGATGAAAAGATGTATCATTTATTTCAAGCTAGATTTCAAAAAAATGTAGATCTATTCATAAATACGTGCGAGTGTGTTCTTCGTAATGATTTAAAAACAATAAACAGACAATACGATTGTAAGGAAGAATATGCAGGAATTCTTCCAATAGAGGATGATTATGGGTATTGATATAAAAACAACAGTTATTCATTGTAAAAAGCTAAAAGAAAGAAAAGACAATATACTAAAACAATTTAAAAAGTTTGGTTTTACAAATTTTTCATTTTACGAAGATTACGATGCGGATGAATTGTCTGAACAATTCATAAAAGAACATTATGTAAGCAAAGCTCAAGATCCTGCTGCTTGGTCAAAAAAGATATCATTATGGGGTCCTGCGGCTTTACATTACCATTCTCCAATCTGTAATCCTGCAGAAATATCATTAACTACAAAATTTGGAAAGGTATTCCAACAATTAAGTAAAGAGCAATTTGATTACTGTATTGTTTTTGAAGATGATGTGTTTTTGTGTGAAAATTTTGATGTTAAATTTTACGAGTATCTAAATCAAACACCAGACGATTGGGATGCAATTTATTTTGGTATATGTGCCAATTTAAAACCCCAAAACGCAACACCAAACAAAGTAGCATACAAAAAAACACATCCAGCATCTAGAGGAGCAGATTCTATACTATTAAAGAAAAAGACGGTAGAAGATCTGGCATCCACTTGGTTTCCTTTTAATATTATTTCTGATTGGGAAATAGGTTACCAGCATTATCATCACGGGCATAACGTGTATTGGTGGGAACCGTCCTTGGTAACCCAAGGATCAGAAAATGGTTCATTTAAAAGTACACTGAGATAATTAAATGAGAGAATTGGTATCACATCTAGTAGACAGATGCTTGTTTTATAAAGGCGGAATTTATATTGAAGCTGGTGCTAATAATGGAATGCGCCAATCCAGTACGATGTTTTTAGAAAAACATTTAGGATGGAAAGGTATTCTAATAGAACCAAATTCAAAAAAGATGGAAATATGTAAAGCCAACAGAAGCAAAGAAAATTTATTTTATACGTGTGCTCTGGCTCCCAATGAAAATATAAAAACTATAACAGGCAATTTTGATGAAGATGATCCAGGAGAAAGTCTTGGCGCGTCTTGTGTAGATATTGCAAATTTAGATTATTATGACGATTCGTATAAACAAGCAATTCAACAAAAAATAAAAGACAGAAAACAAATAGAAGTACCAGCAAAAACATTAAATTCTATACTGTCAGAGAATCAATTATACAAAATTGATTTTTTGTCTTTAGACCTCGAAGGATACGAGCTGGAGATATTGAAAAGTATTGATTTCAATACATTCGATATAACATATATCATGGTAGAAACGGCAAATATAGAAAAATATGAAAATTTAGTAAACCAGTTTATGAAGAACAACAATTACGTACACTACAAAAAAATCAGTAATAATGATCATTTATATAAAAAGAACAAAAGGAAAAGTATATGAAAATTGTGGCATTTCATCAGCCGTTTTTAAATGAAAGAGGAACTAGTGTTGCAATGTTTGATTACGCTTATTTTAATCAAACTATATTGGGGAATAAATCGTTAATTATATACAATCACCATGATAACAGAAACGAATCTAAAGCTATTGCTAGATTTAAAGATAATTTTGATGTCTATTCAATAGACTGCATGGGCTGTGATATGCCAACAACAAACAGAAAAATCGATGAAATTGTAGAAGCAACCAATACCAAATACATCTACATGACAAAGTTCGGAACAAATGACGGTTGCGTTTCTTCCAAGGCAAAAACCATAATTCAGTGCATAGGAATGGCAGGCCCACAGCATGCCCATGGAGACGTGTACTCGTACGGATCATTCTGGTTGAGCAGAGTGTGCTCTAATAACCAATACCCAGCAGTGCCGTATATGGCACATCTCCCAGAAGAAACCGGTGATCTTAGATGGGAATTAAACATTCCTAAAGACGCTATTGTGTTTGGTAGACACGGTGGAGCTGATACATTTGATATGCCTTGGGGATATGAAGTAATTGCAGAAGTATTAAAACGGAAAGATAATGTTTATTTTTTGTTTTTAAATACAACAAAATTTATAGATCATCCAAGAGTAATATTTTTAGAAACTGTAGTGGATAATACTCTTAAAGTAAAGTTTATAAACACATGCGATGCAATGTTGCATCTAAGATTTATTGGTGAAAGTTTTGGTTTGGCGTGTGCGGAATTTTCTATAAAAAACAAACCAGTAATAACTTGGTTTGGTTCTAAAGAAAGAAATCATATAGAAATTCTAGGTGACAAAGGAATTTACTACAACAATCCACAAGATCTTTTTAATATATTGATGACATTCAGTATAAATAATACAAAAGACTGGAATGCGTATCGTGAGTACAGTCCAGAAAACATCATGAAACTATTTGATGAGATATATTTAAAATGAATTTTAATGAAAAATACAAGTTTAAAATAAAATATGATCAATTTGGTAATCAAGTTGATGATAATTTTTATGATGCTTCAGAAGAAATAGTTATATCGCATTTTGAACAAAATTGCATAGATTTACAAAAACAAAATAAAAAAGAATACTCAATGATTGAATTGGGTAGCAATCAAGCATATTATTCTTGTTTATTTAAAGCAATTTTAGGAAACGAAAAAACTAAAAATATATTAGTAGAGCCTGTAGAATATGCTATGATTAGAGGAAAAGAAAATTTTAAATTAAATAATTATTCTGGTGTATTTTTATCTAAATGTATAGGTGATTCATGGGGAATAGATAAACATTTATTTGCGACAAGATTACCATCTGATACCTTTGGTGTAGAAGATACCACGGTCAAAGAAATAATGAACAATTATGAGCTGGTTGAATTGGATATTTTGCATTGTGATATAGATCAATCAGAATTACATATGCTTCAAACAAGTGCTGATATTTTTAAAAATAAAAATGTAAATAATATTTACATTCTAACACACCAAACACATTTACTAGAACATGACTATTTACACAATCAATGTAAAGAATTTTTATTAGATTGTAATTATAATTTAATTTGTGAACTACGCACTGATGAGAAAACACAAGGCGGCGATGGTTTAT